TGATGGGGTAATTTTGGTAAACGTCCAGAAATAGCCGGTTCGACGAGTAAAACCTCTATGCAAAATATAGGTTAATTTATGCATCATTTATGCACTCGATTTTCTAACATTCTGCATCATTAACTCTGACAAATAAGCCTTTCGATTCATTATGTTGATGAGTGCTATACGCTCGGTACGTGTAACATCCCTTATGTTAAATAGAGTTCAAAAAAGCATATTTACCGGGGGGTGCAATAGAAAGGAATAAACCCCGCCGAAACGGGGCATTGTTCAGGGGATCAGTTGCTCCTGAGTGCAGCCATACAGCGCCGCCAGTTTTTCGCGTGTGCGCTTCTGCGGTCGGTCGGATGCCTCCCACTGTGAAACTGTTGATTGTGTTGTACCCAGTTTTTCCGCGACATCGTACTGAGACATGCCACGATAGATGCGCCAGGCTGCCAGGATAGAAACATCCTGATCAACCATAATTGACACAACAGCGTTTGGCACTGTTACTTCATCGTATTTTGAAGGCGTGTAGGGTACGTCTTCCCACGCATCCTTGGCGTTAACTAGCTTTTCGTATTCGTCGTAAGGCATAACGGCATATTGTGGTTTGCCCTCACCATCACGAATAATCTGTATAGTCATTTTCGTTTACTCCGGTGTGAACTTCTGGGGAAAATGGCGGGTTCCCCCGCCTTAGTACGTTGTTGATGTTCTGCGCTTTACCGTTCTAATCGAACAGATAACAGGTTCGCCGTCAGTGAGCTCGAAAATCACTCTATAATCGCCAACCCTCAGCCTGTACTGGTTATCAATGCTGTGTAGCTTTTTTATATCCAGTGTCACTGCTGGGAAGGTTTCAAGTTGGTTAACTTTCTCACTAATGGCTTTCCGGTATCTGGTATCGATTGAAAGCAACTGCTTACGCGCTTTCGTCGTCCACTGAACCGTGACCATCATTTCCCCGTTTTGTTAAAGAGCTATCCGTATTGGATGGTTAGATAATACGATTAAAATCTAATTAAGTCAATAAAAGTACGATTAAAAGTACGATTTAATTATCGTAATCAATTCGTTTTGGCTTTCCATGGAGAAACACCGTGCCATTACCGTTTCCGTTCGACTTCAAGAACCCGGACTACACCCAGATTTTTGAGTGGAGAATGGAGCGACTACAGCGCATACGCCAACAGCCTGAATTGCTGCCAGCCATGCGAGCGTTTTATAAAAACAACCCCGCACAATTCATTATCGACTGGGGTATGACCACCGACCCGCGCAATCTTGACTACGGGTTGCCGGTATCCATTCCATTTCTGCTGTTCCCAAAACAAGAAGAGTGGGTTCATTGGATAATGGATCGACGGCGCAATATGGAGAACGGACTGACTGACAAAAGCCGTGAAATGGGTCTGAGTTGGGTATCAGTCGGACTGAGTTCCACGCTATGCCTGTTCAATAAAGAGATGGTGATTGGGTTCGGTTCACGTAAAGAAGAATACGTAGACAGTACCGGTGACCCCAAGGCCTTGTTTTGGAAGGCCCGCAAATTCATTGAAACTTTACCTGCTGAATTTCGTGGCTCCTGGGATAACAAGAAACACGCACCGTATATGCGTATCGAGTTCCCGGATAGTGGCTCGATAATAAAAGGTGAGGCGGGTGATAACATCGGGCGCGGTGACCGCACTACGATGTATTTTGTTGATGAGTCTGCGTTCCTACAGCGACCACTTTTGATAGACGCGGCGCTGTCACAAACTACCCGTTGCCGTATTGATCTCTCGTCAGTCAACGGCATGAACAACCCCTTCGCGCAGAAACGGCACGGCGGGAAAATACCGGTATTCACATTTCACTGGCGCAGTGACCCGCGCAAGGATGACGCCTGGTATAAAAAAGAGTGTGAAAAAATAGATAACCCGGTCATCGTGGCGCAGGAATTAGACCTCAATTACAACGCCGCCGCTGAGGGTATTCTGATCCCGTCTGAATGGGTTCAGGCCGCTATCGGTGCGCATACGAAATTGGGTATAACCCCATCGGGCGCACGTATTGGCGCACTGGACGTGGCGGATGAAGGGATTGACCTTAACGCATTTTCAAGCCGAACCGGTGTCTTGCTCGATCGTCTGAAAGCCTGGTCAGGGAAAGGCTCTGATATTTACGCAACTACGCAAGACGCAATGATATTGAGTGATGAGAATGACTGTGACTATCTGCTCTATGACTCCGACGGCCTCGGCGCGGGTTGCCGTGGTGATGGGCGCGTTATCAATGAGACGCGACAGAAAGCAGGACAGCGGCAGGTTGAGATAAAGCCCTTCCGGGGCAGCGGTGAAGTTATTTACCCTGACAAGCCTGTATTCAAAGCGGACACGAAAAAAGACGCACGAACCAACAAAGACTACTTCGCAAATCGTAAGGCGCAGGGGTGGTGGGCGTTACGGATGAGATTTCAGGAAGTCTACCGCGCCGTGGTTAAAGGTATGCCGTTTGATCCGGACGAGATAATCAGTATTGACGAAAACCTGCCAGAGAAAGAAAAGCTGATCGCCGAACTGAGCCAGCCGACTTACACCATTAATGGGGCGGGGAAAATCATTGTCGATAAAGCGCCATCCGGCACTCGCTCACCCAACCACGCCGACACTGTGATGATTTGTTTTGCACCTGAAAAAATCCGGCGTAGCACTTTTGGGTAGTTCGTTTTTTGCTCCATTTAACATAATGACTCTTAAGCGAACTTGTATTCAAAATGCTAAATATTGCTTTCGATACGTTGCGGCATCGTGTGACACGTCACGACGTAAATAGCACACAAACTCATGGCAATCAGTGAATTAACGGCAAGCACTTTACTTTAACAATCAATCAAATCGTTTGAACGAGAGCCGGGGTTTTTATCCTCGGCTTTTTTGTTTGTGCGATTTATGGCACTTGAGGCGAGATCAATGATGAGGTGGTTTAAACGTAAGAGAAAAGAGGAACCACAAAAGCCAGAGCGAGTGCGTGAAGGGTTCTTTAGTACTCACCGCGAATCAGACGATAGCGCGACGGCAACCGAGGCGCTACAGGGGAAGATAAGCCACATTGCCAATACTCAACCGGTGACCCAGACAGTTGGCACGATGGACAGCATGGACGGCGGCGGGGCGTTACAGTCCCCGCACGTGAGCGGTGGCGGCACTGTTAGCGACAGCCTGTTCATGTGGTATGCCAACAGTAACTTTATCGGCTACACCATGTGCGCAATCATTGCCCAGCACTGGTTGATATATAAAGCCTGTGCCATGCCGGGCCGTGATGCGATTCGGCAGGGCTATACGATCCAAGGCGAGGGCGGCGAAGAGTTAGATCCGGATGCCTTAAGGCTACTTAAGCGTTACGACAAAAAAATGAACATCAATAAACAGATGCGCGATTTTATCACTTTTGGCCGCATTTTTGGTGTTCGTGTTGCTTTGTTTCTCGTTGACAGTGACGACAGCGAATATTATCAAAACCCGTTTAATGAAGATGGCGTAACTGAGAACAGTTACAAAGGCGTGGTACAAATCGACCCTCATTGGTGTACACCTGATTTAGACGCAGAGGGATTAACAGATCCGACATCACCCAATTTTTACAACCCAACGCATTGGATAATTAATGGCAATAAATACCATCGGTCGCACTTGATGATATTTATCCCCAATCCGGTCGCCAACATTTTGAAGCCTGGCTACCTGTTCGGCGGCGTACCGGTGCCGCAGAAAATCATGGAGCGCGTCTACGCATCAGAACGTACCGCCAACGAAGCTCCACAACTGGCACTTAGCAAGCGAACCACGATATTTAAAACCGATGCAGCCAAAGCATTATCAAACGAAAGTGCGTTCAATCAGAACATGGCTACATGGATTAAATATCGCGACAACTACGGCGTGAAAATTGTTGATAACGAAGAAGATAGCTTAGAGCAGTTTGATACTTCACTTGCCGACTTTGACGCGCTGATCATGACGCAGTATCAGCTTGTAGCTGCCGGTGCTGATGTCCCGGCGACTAAGCTGCTTGAGACGCAACCCAAGGGCTGGGCCTCATCTGGCGAGTACGAAGAGGCCAGCTATCGCGAAGGATTGGAAAGCCTACAGACCCATGATTTAACCCCGTTACTTGAGCGGCATCACTTGCTACTGATGCGCTCACACGTTGCGCCTGAACTCAATATTGAACCGGTTGAAACCTGCGTTAATTGGGAGTCGCTCGACTCACCGACTGCAAAAGAATACGCAGAGATTAACGAAATCAACAGCCGGGCAGATTTGAACCTGGTGAATTCCGGGGCGCTCGATCAGTACGATGTCCGCGACCGGCTCATAGCCGATAAAAACAGCGGGTATAGCGGCATAGCGCCAGCAGAGCCACCGACAGAGGGGGATCTACCGACACCGACAGAGGGAGGGAGCAATGGCGAAAACACCGAGAAAAATGGCGAGACGCCAACCGCCTAAACCCAAAGACGGCATTCTACGTGGCGCAACACTGTTTATGTCAGTTAGCGCAGGGAGCGAATACCAGCACACCATTACCCGCACTTTCGATCTACTCCGCGTTGAATCTGAATCCGAAATAAAACGCCTGTTTGAACAATCAGATTCGCCAGTCCTCGACGGCGCGACGCTGGACGGCAGTCTCGCTAACAGTGCTGCGAAATTGCTGCACCGGCTCCGGAGGCGATTTAACAGCGTCTTTAATGACATGACAGATAAAGCGACGGCCCGAATGCTGGAGCGGGTTTCGGGTAACGCAGGCAGCGACGTTAAACGCAGCTTAGAGGAAATCGGGGAGGGCGTATCAATCAAAGTAAATATGTTATCGCCAACAGTGAAAGAAACAATTCAAGCGAAAGGGTATGAAGCAGCCAACCTGATCAAGCGGGTACCGAGTGAATATCTGGACGACATCGGCGCGGAGGTGATGCGCTCTATTTCTTCCGGTCGTGGACTACAGGATTTACAGCCCGCACTGGAAAAAAGAGGCGTCAAGGTGCGTAACTGGGCGAAAAACGTCGCGCTTGATCAAACCCGCAAAGTGTACGACGGCATTTCAACAGCGGCCATGAAATCCGCGGGCATTCGTAAATTTGAGTGGGTTCATAGCGGCGGCAGCAATGACCCACGCGAACACCATATGTTGCCGTGGCCAGCAGGGCTAAACGGTGGAATTTTCGATATAGACGACCCGCCGATTATTGATAAGCGAACCGGTGAGCGCGGGACTCCCGGACAGCTCCCCTATTGCCGGTGTACCAAACGGCCAATAATTGATTTTGGTGATGACGATGAGTGAACGCTCAATTGATACAAACGGCTGGTTTGAATCCCCGAACAACCCCTTAAGCAAAGTCGGTATTTATGCCTACCTCGGCAAAAACATTCCCGGCGCACCTGACCCCGGCAAGATTTATTACGTATACAGACCCGAGGATGAGCTATCAGATCCCGCATGTATCGACTCGTTCAAATTGCTGCCGTGGACAGATGACCACCCACCGGGGTTATTGGGTGAAGAGGACGAAGGGTTAACACCAGCGGAGGAAAAGGGCGTACAGGGCGTGATCGGTGAGCGTGTCTATTACGAGGACGGCGTTCTGTACGGGAATATCAAAGTTTTTTCACAAACGATGGATGAGCTGATACGCAAAGGCAAAAAAGAATTGTCGTGCGGCTACCGCTCTAAATATGAATGGCAATCGGGTACGTACAACGGTGACCAATACGACGTTATCCAGCGACAAATTAGAGGTAATCATTTGTCGTTGGTAGACGAGGGGCGCATGGGTTCAGAAGTCGCTGTACTCGACGCGTTTACACTTGACTCAAAGGATGTAATTCACATGACCGAAGAAGAAAAAAAAGCACTGGCAGCATTGCTGGCCATGTTACCTGCACTGCAAAAAATCGTTGATGCGGCGGGTACGGCAGACAACGAAGAAGAAACAAAAGACAGCGAAGAGGAGGAAGGCACTAAGGACAGTGAAGAGCCGGAAGAAGGTACCAAAGATAGCGAAGAAGAAGGCACCGCTGACGAAGAGGATAAAGATAAGGATAAAGAGGGTACCGCCGACGAGGACGACAAAGACAAAGAAACTGCCGCTGCGCTGGATGCGATGGACAAAGAAATCAAAGCGCTAAAACGGGATGGCTTTAAAAACGTGATGCGTGAAGTGTCGCGCCGTGATGCGTTGGCGCGTGATCTGTCTCGCCACGTTGGCACCTTTGACCACGCCGACATGACCACGAATGAAGTTGCTGCGTACGGTGTTAAAAAGCTGAAAATCACCCATGCGAAAGGGCAGGAACTCTCTTGCCTGTCGGGGTATTTGCAAGCAGCTAAAGCCGCGCCAGTGACGACCTACAGCGGCACCGGCCTCGACGCTATCGATAGCGGTAGTGCGATTTCTAAATACCTGACAGGGGATGAAAAATAATGAATTTTCAAAAAACGGTCCGCTTTGATCAAGCGTTCGGCTTAGTCGGTGAAGTGTCATTTGACGGCCCACTTCGCGCAAAACCGGGCGTACTTAACAGCGAAAACCCGGCCAATAACGTGTTTGGCCGGGCCTTTACTGTGCTGTCAGATGGCTCGATCACGGCAGGCGGGACCGGGGCATTCTGGGGCATTCTCGCTAACCCCAAGGCCCACATGTTCACAAGCCGAATTGGCGACGACGGCAATAACACGTTACCAAACGGCGTTAATGCTGAGTTTGTCGATATGGCGATTATTAACGTTGAAGTATCAACGCCAACAACGGTCGGTAGCGACCTGTTTTACTCAACAGAAACAGGGGCGCTGTTGGCCTTGCCATCGGGTACCGCCGCGCCAGCAGGACACGCAGCCGTTCCAAACGCTAAAGTAGCCCGACTCCCGCAGACCAGCGCGACAGGCGGTCTTATCGTCGCGCAACTGACTAATTAAGAAAGGACGAAAAATGAAACAATCAGTTACTCACAGTTCACTTGCGCCGCGCAATGTCCGCCCGTTGTCGCTGACAGCAAAAGACATCACTGGCAACGCGCATTTAGAGTTAGGCCGACTGGGGATTAATATTTCGCGCGGCACTATTAGCAACATGATCAGCGGCATGGGTTTGGACAGCAATGATACAGGACTAGCACCATCGCCACTACCGGGGTTGATGCCGGGCGGTTCGCCTACGCCTATTCAATTTTTGCAAGCCTGGCTACCGGGCTTTGTGCGCATGATTACAGCCGCGCGCAAAATTGATGAGTTGATCGGCATTGCGACCGTTGGAGCCTGGGAAGATGAAGAAATTGTGCAAGGGATGCTGGAGCCTATCGGCAGCGCGGCTATTTACTCTGACCACGGCAATATTCCGCTGGCGTCTTGGCAAGTGGGTTATGCGCGTCGCAGCATTGTACGTTTTGAACAGGGTTTTTCGGTCGGCGCTCTTGAAGAAGCCCGCACAGCTAAAGCGAGCCTTGCGACAGCAGCGGAAAAACGCAGTAGCGCGGCACAGTCGTTAGATGTCTCACGTAATCGTGTAGGATTTTACGGCTACAACGATGGTCAGAATATGACCTACGGTTTTCTAAATGAACCTAACCTGTTACCTGCACTAACCGCCGCACCCGGTGCAGGTGGTGATACGACATGGCAGAGCAAAACCTTCCTTGAAATTACAGCAGATATTCGCCGGATTTTAGTTGAGCTTCAAGTTGCGAGCATGGACACCATCGACCCGGAAGCCATGCCGATCACTATCGCACTTCCCACCGGCGTTAATCAGTACCTGAGCGTCACGTCAACCTACGGCAACTCGGTGCGCCAGTGGGTGAAAGAAAACTATCCCAATCTGCGTTTTGTCACCGCGCCGGAGATGAAAGAGGCGGTGGGCGGTGAAAGCGTTACTTACGCATACCCTGATTCTGTCAATGACGGTTCAAGTGACGACGGTCAGGTGTGGTCGCAAAACGTGCCGAGCAAATTCACCGTGATCGGCGTTGAAAAACGCAGCAAAGTTTATGTTGAAGATTTCAGTAACGCTACGGCGGGGGTGCTGCTCAAGCGTCCGTATCTTGTTATCCGCCTGATCGGCATTTAACGGTAACTATTGAACACCAAGGGGGCCAATGCCTCCTTTTTTTTATTTTTAGGAGTTTCTATGCACTATGTTTTTTCCACAATTTCAACGGATGTTAAGTACACATTTTACGGACAGTCCGCTAATGACATGCCAGCGATTGAGCACACGATAACAATCAAAGGCGGCGCAAACGTCGCAACAAAAAACCTTATTACGCCGAAGGGGGTGATGACCGCCATAGAAGATGCAGAAGTTGACATGCTCAATACTCACCCGGTTTTTTTACGTCACAAAAAAAATGGTTTTGTGCATGTTGAAGCCAAACCCGCAGCAGCGGATGACGTGGCCAGCGACATGGAACCCCGCGACGAGTCCGCACCGCTGATTGATGATGACTTTACGGGTGATGAAAAGCCGCCAACGACATCGAAAGCCAAGAAAAATTAAGGTGACGTGATGACCATAGATATCAGTGTTGTAGAGTTCCGTGAACGCTTCCCCGCAATGAGTGATGTGATTGTTTTCCCTGACGGCTTAATTCTTCATCAAAGCGCAATGGCGCAATGCTTCATTAGCGTTGGCCCCACGTTACGCGGCGACTGCTATCAAATGGCTATCTATCTGATGACCGCGCACCTGGTCTGGTCGGATTACCTGATACGGCAGGGGCAGACAACAGCAGGTATTGTGACCGGTGCGACCGTCAGTAAAGTCTCGGTGAGCATTACGCCGCCGCCGTCAGGCAGTGCGTGGCAGTTCTGGCTGTCAACCAGTCCGTATGGTTTGCAATTGTGGGCGTTCCTCAATATCAAATCAGCGGGCGGGGCATATGTCGGCGGCTTACCTGAGCGCACCGCTTTTCGTAAAGTGGGCGGGGTGTTCTGGTAATGGCCGGGCAGTGGCGCGGTAGCGGCGGCAGCAAAATAGCGCGTATTCGTCGTGAAATTGCCGAACTCAACAGCATGCAAATGCGTGTTGGATGGATGGAATCAGCGCGGTACGCGGACGGGAAGCCGGTTGCCGGGATCGCCGTGGTACAGGAATACGGCACCGAAGATTTAACCATCCCGCCGCGATCATTTATGCGAACCACTCAAGATGAGAAAAAAATTGAGTGGGACAGCAATATGAAAAAAGGCTTCACAGCAGTAATAAAAGGGACTCGCACCAGTGCGCAGGTCATGGAAGCGTTGGGCCTCATGGCAGCGGGTGACGTTCGCAAGAAAATTACCCAAATATTCACCCCACCGTTAGCCATTAGTACGATAAAAGCCCGTGCGCGCAAGGCGGGACCGAGCGCACGAGCGATATCAATCAAGCCCCTAAATGCCTCAGGGCTGATGCTGGCGACGCTCACACACGCAGTGACGGGAGATAATGAATAATGATACCGGGTATCAATTTGTTAAATGTAGCGCTGGGCGTTATTGGCTCACAGCCGGTGGTCTATTTTCGCGACAGTGGACAGCGCGAAACCTTGGCGAACGGCAACTTAAAAACGGTGTTCGAGGACGGCAAACCTATTCTATCCGGCAGCGTGCAGGCAGTGCCGAAAGAGAAAGTGATCCGGCAGGGGCTGGAAGAGTCATTTGATTATGTTGAATGGTTTGTTTCACAGTCAGTTATCGGCGATGAACGGGACTACAGCGGCGACGAAATCAAGTGGAACGGTAAGCGCTGGAAAGTCGGCAGCGTTGAAGACTGGTCGGCTCAGGATGGCTGGTGTGTCGCTGTCTGTCAGGAGGTGAAAATAAAACGTGTTAGATAATCCGCTTATTATACTCATCCGAACAAGTTTACTCGCCGGTTTAAAGAATAGAGGTTATGACGATATCAACGTGTGGCAAAGTTATCAACCCACCCAGCAAGGAACATCGTCAGACAAAACACTCTATATTCACAAAATAACAAACGGCAATCACGGCTTTGCGGGTAATCAAGAAATCTACGACGAACAAAACGAGGTCATCAAAAGAATAACCACTGAGATTTTAACGCCGACGTATCAAGTCAGTTCTACGGTTGTTTACGATGAAAATGAGCCTTTTGCTATGACGGCGGGTGACCTCGTTTATTTAGCTTTCAGTGTTATGCAATCAACAGAGTTTCAAAATTTATTACTCGCACAAGACGTGAATATATTCCGTGCGGGTAGCATAAAAAACATTACAGTGCCGAGCGACAAGGCAGGTCATGAAGACCGGCCAACGTTTGATATACAAATCACACATAAAAATATTTATACAACTGAAGTGCCGGTTGTTAAGTCCGTTCATCATCGAACAAGCAGGATTTAAAGAGGTTATAGAATGTCTATTGATCTGAGTAAGTATGTCGAGATTATATCCGGCGTGGGTGGGGGGAATTCTGTTCGTGCGCGTGAATTAATTCTACGGATTTTTTCACGTAATAATTTAATTTCGCCCGATTCCATTTTAGAGTTTACAAGCGCGAATAATGTATTAAGTTATTTCGGCGTTGAATCAGAAGAGTACAAACGAGCAGTTAAATACTTTGGTTATATTTCGCCGTCGATTGTGCAGCCTTCAAAAATATCATTTGCGCGTGATCAACGTGAAATTAGTGATTCGTTATTTTTGGGTAAGTCTGGCGCGTATAAACTAGATAATATTTTGCCGCTGTCCGGAACCATCAGCGGAAATCTCGACGGTGTAAAGTTTACTACGCTAGAAATGACATTTGAAAATGATGAGTCACTGAATAGCGTGGCGCGAACAATACAAGGTGAAATTAGTGCCGCAGGTATTGAATACGCGCCAGCCATGTCACAGACATCAGCGACTTACAATGCCACGGCTGCACGTTTTGAGTTGACAATAATTGGTGAAAACGCAGATGTTCCAGTCTCAGCAAAATTGACTATCGACCCTGGCGAAATTGCTGACGCGCTTGGATTATCGGACGGCACAGCGATAATAGGTATACCCGCTGCGCTAAACCCTGTCGAGAGCGTCGCGGCGGCTGACGATATCAGCAACAACTACGGCTCATTTTTGTTTATGAGTGACGATAACTTAGAAACAAGCATTGAACTTGCAGAAGCGAACGCGGCGAAAAACGTCATGTTTATGTATTTGCTTGGCTGTACAGCAGCAAGTGCAAGCGCGTATTACGACGCGTTGAAATCAATTGCCAGTGTCGGCTTAACGCTTATTGCCACTGAAAATACTGATTTCGATGAGCAGATCCCCGGAACCCTGATGGCGGCGACAAATTATGACGGTCGTAACAGTGTCATTAACTATATGTACCGCCAGATCCCCGGCGTGACACCCAAAGTCACTACAACGTTATTATCCGATACGTACGATAAATTACGCATTAATTACTACGGACGCACACAGACCGCAGGCCAAAAGATTGATTTTTATCAGCGTGGAATACTGATGGGCGGCGCAACAGCCCCTGTTGATATGAATGTTCACGCTAACGAACAATGGCTTAAAGATGTGTGTGCGGCGGCGCTGTTATCGCTTCAGTTATCGTTGGGTCGTATCCCTGCGAATATTTCCGGGCAAGCGCAAATCCTTACTGCCCTACAAGAATCAATCAACGCGGCGCTGAATAATGGCGTGATCAGTGTGGGTAAAACCTTCGACATTATTCAAAAGCTGTATATCACTCAACTGGCGGGCGACGATGGCGCATGGCAGCAAGTACAGAATATTGGCTACTGGATTGATGCCGTCATGCGCAGTACGACTACAGAAGATGGCCGGATTGAATGGCAGTGTGTCTACACGCTGATTTATAGCAAAGATGATGCCGTTCGTCGCATCGTCGGCACCCACGTACTGATTTAAGGACAGATAGAATGGATATTTCAGGGTTTGGCACAATTGTTAATATTCGTGCTTCAAAAACATTCCCAGCCGGTTTTAACGTCACGCAATTTGCAGATGATGCCGACCCGCTTGATTCGCCGTCTCAACAACTCGCAGATGTTGGCATGGGGCTAAACGGCGACATGGTGTCTTGGAGCGTGGCTCAAGTGCTGCAAGTCACATTAAACATCACTCCCAACAGTGATGATGAACGTAACTTAGCGATACTGGCTGAGGCGAACAGAATAGCAAAGGGTAAGCGCAGCGTTAATGATGAAATTACCATGTCGATTTCATACCCAAGCGGGGAAAGTCGGACGTTATCCGGTGGGGTTATCACGGATGCCATGATCGGTAATAGCGTGAGCAGCGCGGGCCGGTTGAAATCAAAGCCGTATATTTTTAAATTTGAGAATCAGGTGATCGCATAATGTTAGAGCCTATTGAAAAAGACATTCCGCTGCCGGATGGCGGTACCAAGACCTACATTCTGAGTAAGTTCCCTGCCATCGCTGGCCGTGAAATCGTCACACAATACCCGACCACTGGCGCGCCTAAAATCGGCGACTACAAGACTAACGAAGCGTTGATGTTAAAGCTGATGGCTTACGTTGCTGTGCCGATCGAGGGGGACGGTCAGATACCGCTTACGACCAGCGCATTGGTGAATAATCATGTCCCGGATTTTGAAACATTGATGAAATTGGAATGGGCGATGATGGAATATAACTGTAGTTTTTTCAGAAACGGCGTGGCCTTGGGTTTCTTAACCGGTTTAACAACGAAAGTCCAAGCGTTGATTACGAAAACGTTGACGGGTTTATCGCAACCATTGTCGGAGCCGACCGCGCCACCCTCCGAGAACTCAGAGACGTCTACACACTAGAAGAGGCTTTTGATCTCTTCGAAATCATCGCAGTACAGCGCATGAATGAATCCCTCGCTATGGAATACTCGCAAAGGAAAAAATAATGAACTTGCTCGAGGCGTTTTACTACACGTTTGCAGCCGACGCCTCCGGGCTTGATCGTGGGCTGACTGATGCAGAAAAAAAGGCCGAGAAATTAAAAAACTCGGTATCAAGTGCCGATGCCGCGTCTGAAAAATTGGGCGCGTCATTTTTAAGCCTGGCGAAAGCGGGCGTCGCATTGCTGGGCGTCACATTAACACTCGGCGGCATTAAAGCGCTGGCGCTAGGGACAGCAGAAACAACAAGCGAGCTAGGAAAACAGGCCCGGCAAATGAACGTCAACGTATCGACGTTGGACGCGTGGCGCAAGACAATCACAGAAAGCGGCGGCGATGCTGAGGCTTTCACGCGCACGCTCGGCAATATGGCCCAGCGGTTCCGTGATCCGGAGGCCGCATTATTGCGCTATAGCAAAGCACTGGGGGGCATGAGCGCATTCAAGGCGCAGCGGCTGGGGAAAATGATTGGCCTGGACGAAGGAACAATAGAATTACTGCGCAAAGGAAAAATGAGTGTAGAGGAATTACTTAAAAAGCAGAAAGAGCAGGGGGTAATAACAAAAGAGCAGGTCGCGATGACGGATAAATTCAATCAAGATTTGCGAACACTTAAAATGAGTTTTACCGATTTAGCAACAAATATCGGGATGGGATTAATTCCAACATTTCAATATTTGCTCGATAAATGGAGTGCGTTATCAAAATGGATATCAGAAAACAAAGGGCCACTGGGTGATGTTTTCGCGGTTGCAGCCGGTATTGTGACCGCATTGTATTTGCCAGCGATGTTAAAAGCCGCAGTCGCAACGATAGCCGCCACATGGCCTATCTTGTTAATTGCAGCCGGGATCGCGGCACTTTCTCTTGTTGTTGCTGATGTTATCGGATATTTCAGGGGGTTTGATAGTGTAACAGGTGATCTAGCGAAGAGATTTCCTAAACTGGCGGTAGCTCTTGAGTTAGTAAGACAGGGGGCGGTGATATTGAAGGAGGCACTGGTAAGGATGTTCACCGAGCCGATGATGTTTCTTGAAGATGCGAAAAATGGAGTGAAAGAATTACTGGATTCCATTTTTTGGGACGGTGCGGGTGACACTATCTTTAGCTTTCTGAGTAACGCAGGCTGGGTGTTATCGGCTCTGTGGAAGGGCCTTTTGACACTCATTGATAATGTTATTACACGTGCACTCGGGGGGTTTGAGTCTATCGGTAATGCATGGAAGACTGTGAAGGGCTGGTTTGGCGCAGGTGAAGAAGAGGTCAATAACGCTAAAAATATAGCAACGGCTGGGCAGTCGCGGCAAGGGTGGGAAGAGCCTGTAGACTTAACTTACGGCGGCAAGGAGCAACTGGCGCAGGCATCAGCAAGCAGCGTAACGACAATGACGAGCAGCAGCATTACTAACAGCAAAGCAGCGAATAAAAATATTAATAATCGCGTCGATAAAATAGAAGTGATCACGCAGGCGACGGACGCGGAAGGGATCGCGCGGGACATCGGCAGTGAATATGGTAATGCAATGAGTCAGTACGCTGACGGGTTGGAAATATAATGAATGAAACAGAAATTTACGGTATCTATGACAGTGACTTTAACCTGATGTTTGAAAACGCCATTAATATGAAAGCCAGTGTTTTTGAAGGCTCTAAGCTAATGGAACACCCCATCGAAGACGGCTCGACTAAAACTGACCACAAAATAATTCTTCCTGTCGAAATAGAAATTATATTATGGATATCGGAAGCGCATTATAAAGACACGTACTCTGTAATTAAACAGGCTTTGTATAGTGACTCCAGCTTTCAAGTTAATACTCGCGTTGGAATTTATTCCAATATGATTTTATCTGAGATGCCGCATGAAGAATCACCCGATCAATCCGGTGCTATTATCATTACGTTGAGTTTGAAAGAGGCTGTTATTGTCACTACGCAATATCAAGCGTTAACGCCAAGAAAAGTAAAAGACTCAAAGGATACAAGCACCGTAAATCGCGGGGAACAAAAGCCGCAGAAATCAGATAGAACCCTTTTGGATGTAGCGGCGCATGCTGTCGGAGGTTATTTTGGAAAATAGCATGATTCAGTTAATTGGTTTGGAATCAGTAGCGAACCAATCATTAACGATCCGACTTGAAAACTCACGTTATGAAATAGTATTGAATACGTTGAATGATGATTTGCTAAGTATATCTATTTTCCGCAATGGCCTAAGTTTGGTTAAAGGCATAAGAGCCATGCCTTATACCTTATTTTTACCTAAACATTTACAGCTCAATTATGGCAATTTTTATTTTGATACACCGGATGATGAATATCCTCATTACGAAAGATTTATAGATAACCATCGTTTTTATTATATTCCGGCTACTGAGGTGTAAATCATGGAGCTAGACCCGCGCATAATCTCGTTATCAATAGAGATAGATGGCAAGTTACACGTTTACACTGATCTCTATATATCAGCATCCGGGCAAAAAACAGCGGGTTCGTTGCAAAATGAATGCACGATAAAAATTGCCAACCTTAAACAGTCTGACCGCAATTTTCTGATCACAGAAACATCACCCTTAAACCGCCCGCGCAGGCGTAAGAAAATCATTCTGTTCGCCGGACGTAAAAGCTACGGCACGTTTAAAGTTTTTGAAGGGGATATTATCGGATGCACCCCCAGCCAGCCCCCTGACATCGTGCTCACAATGAAGGCGCGTACCGGGGCTTTCTTTATGACCGACATGCTCAGTTCAAGTTATGCCGCCACGGTGCCACTCAGCAAGATAGCCGCTGATACCGCACAAAGCATGGATTTAACCCTCGATTTTCAGGCATCGGATAAGAATATCAGCAATTACAATTTCACCGGGGCCAGGCTGAAACAGGTTGATAAGCTGGGTAGCGCAGGCAGCTATAACGCTTACATCGATGATGACCGATTGATTATAAAAAACAGAGATGTTCCGCTACTCAATGAGACAGTCACGCTCAATAAAAATACTGGAATGATTGGCGTCCCTGAGGTCACGGAAGAGGGCGTTAAAGTGAAATACCTGCTTGATCCGTCGAGCCGTCCGGGGGCCAGCCTGACCATAGAAAGTGATTTAAATCCGGCAGCTAATGGCACCTTTGTTATTTACAAACTCAGTTATGACATCAGTAACCGAGACACACCTTTTTATCACACGGCGGAATGTCGGAGATTGGGGCTATGGCAGACACTACTTTAACCGATGTTGACCCGGCGTTAACCGGCTCGCTATCTGGCACGTTGGAATACGTTTTCAAGAAGATGCTACAGGGAATAGACGGCCAGTTGCCAGCGCAGGTGATCAGCTACGACCGCGTGACGAACCGTGCCACGGTTCAACCGCTTATCAGTCGAGTGACGACAGCGGGTGAGGCGGTAGAGCGCGGGACGGTTGCCAGTATGCCGGTATTGGCGCTCGGCGGGGGTGAGTTCAATATCTCGTTTCCGCTGAAGGCGGGGGATCGGGGCTGGATAGAAGCCAGCGATAGAGATATTTCTCTTTACCTGCAAACCACCCAGCAATCAAAGCCAAATACGTTACGCATGCATGAATTTTCTGACGGGCGTTTTATTCCTGATGTCTTTGCAGACTATGAGTTGCCCGCTGGTCACGACGATTCGCTAGTTATTCAGCATAAATCCGGACAGACGTGGATCGGCGTAAAAGAAAATGAAATCAAGCTGACGGTCGGTAGCACTGAATTCACATTAACAGAAGACAGCATAACCATGACGGCGGGTGGCAACGCGTTTGTTGTCAGTGCCGAGGGTGCTAAACACAATGGCGTTAATGTTGGCGGCACCCACCGGCACAGTGGCGTACAGGGCGGCAATGAGAGCACGGGAGGCCCACAATGAATATTTTAAGTCTGGCATTAAACGATAAGCATCGATTGTATTTAGATGCAGCGGGAAATTTAGCTGTTGTTACTAATCTGGCTGCCTGTTTGCAGAACTGCAAAACAGCGATGTTGGCCCAGCGAAATGAAATGATATACGCCATGGATGAGGGCATTCCCTACCGCGAAACACTGTGGGACCAATACCGGCCCGCACAATTTGAAGCCGCCGCGCGTACTGCAATCAAGTCTATTACCGGCGTGAAGCAAATCACGTCTTTTTCAATATCCCGCACAGGCAATGATTTTTACTATAGCGCGACAATAAAAACCGAGTGGGGAACAGGGGCCATAAACAATGAGCGAGCTTTATAATTACATTGAAGACACTGGCATTGTCATACCTGATACCGCCGATATAAAAACAGCAGTAGAAGCAGAATTTAAAGCGGCGCTAGGCCAACAGATGTCAACCAACCCGGACTCACCACAGGGCCGATTGATCAGCGCAGAGGTCAGCGCCCGGCGCGCGGTTGTCATCAATAATGCCGCGTTAGCGAATCAAATAAACCCTAATTTTGCTACCGGTATATTTTTAGATGGCGTCAGTGCGCTACTGGGGATCACGCGTAACAGCCCTGAAAAGTCAGTCATCCCCAGTGTGACATTACGCGGCATTCCATTAACTGAGGTTCGGGCAGGTTCAAGGGCCAGATCAAGCACCGGTAATATTTTTGTCAGTGCTCACGCCGTGCTTTTAAATAGTGCCGGTATGGCTACCGTCGATTTTATCGCAGACGTTGCCGGGGGGGTAAGTTGTGCCTCGGGGGCATTATTGACAGTTATTGATGCCGTGCTGGGCTGGGAAACGGTCTTTAATGATTATGCGGCGGTAGTCGGTAGCGGGGAGCAAAGCGATGTCGCGTTACGCTCAGAACGTAAACTGAGGCTGGCCAACCAGGGCATATCGACTGTAGAAGCACAAATCAGCGGGCTGTACGGCCTTGCCGGTGTTCATTCATTGTCATTTTTAGAAAATATCAGCCATGAATTTATGACAATTGATGGAATTTATATGAAACCACACAGCGTGTGGGCCTGTGTGCATGGCGGCGTTGATCAAGATATAGCGCGTAGCCTTTTACAGAATAAAACTGATGGGGCTGCGTGGAACGGCGCAATATCGGTAACAGTGATAGAACCCAATGCAGATATCCCGTACACCGTCCTGTTTGACCGCCCCGCTGAAATACCGATCACAGTAAAAGTGATCATGCGCAGTGCGCAGGGAACGATAGACCCGAATGTCGTTATTCCCAACGCCTTGATTGCATACGCAATGGGTGAACTGGACGGTGAGCGGGGTTTTGTTACTGGCGTTGATGTTAGCCCGTTCGAACTTGCCGGCGCTATCAGTCTTGTTCACCCCGGCTTTTTTGTGCAGCAAGTTTTGATTTCACGCAGTGGCGAAGCGCTGGCCAGCAATGAAATTACAATAATGAAAAATGAAGTCGCTACATTGTCAGAAGAGAACATATCAGTTGTGATTAACGTATAGCTGGCTTAACAAAGCCACACAAATGGTGGTGTTTTAAAGCGACATTGTTTATGATTTGCCTTCTGTTTTTAAAAGGAAGCTGAGAACATGAAAAGAACTATTTTATTTTTGCTGTTTGCTTTTTGTATGAAAAATGCATTTTCAAGTGATTTATTAATGCCAAATAATAAAGTTTCATTTAATAATTATATTGAAATGATTGTTGATGATGATATTAAAGGATTCACTGAGAGCAGTGATTCAGCAATAGGAGAAAAAATACCTACATTTAGTGCGTCGGAGTTAATTTTATTATATAAGAAAAACGAATTAGCGGCGGATAAGAAAGTAAAAGGAAAGCCGCTGAGAGTGAAATCAGTTGCAAAGGCGATACAATCTGATTTTGCCGGGAATGCCTACATAATAGCGAATGGCAAGAATGCATTCGAAAGTATTTTCCTGTACGTTAACGCTGAAGATGAAAGGGTATTGAATCTAAGTGGCGGGAGTAAAATAGACTTTATATGCGTGGGTGGCGGAATGACCGTTGGTACTCCAGTGGTTAAAAAATGCGAGTTCACCGATGACTACTTAAGCAAGCTAAGAACTAATATTATTAATTCATTTGAGCCTATCATTAATGGAAAGGGTAAACCAAAATCAAAGTTTGAAGTGTATTTAATTGTGTTGTACAAACTCAATGAAGATAATTTTGAAAGTAAATGTGAGAAAGACAAAAAAGAATGCATGAAAACATTAAAAGGACTGAACGATATAATAGAAGCAAACGAAGAGGGAAGGGATAAGTTTAAAAAAGAAATGGAAAAATATAAAGATCTCCCGGATTTAATTATAAAGTAAAGTTTAATCACGTACCCGCATTGATTACTAGCCCACCTCTTTTGGTGGGTTTTTTATGGACGCAATATATGTCAAAACAAATACCTGAAATAAATAGCAGCATGGATTTATTACGTAACATCATTTGGCAATATGACGGTAGCGAAGAAATACAAACGTTAATGCAGAAAAAGGAAGAATGGTACAACAAAGCGCATACCGAATTTTGGAATAACTGGTTCACTGATGTTTTTGATTTACGTACAGCGAATGATTTTGGCTTAAGTGTATGGGCCTTAATTCTTGGCGTTAATTTATTTATTCCTGAATGCCCCAACGTGGTTTTAACCACTGAACAAAAACGCCTGGTATGCAGACTGCGTTATTATCAATTAATTACGCGTTGCACCATTCCCGAAGTTAACGGGATCATGATGGATATGTTCGCGACTGAGAACGGCAAGGCTTACGCGCTCGATCCTAATGACATGTCTTCAATCATGTATGTATTCACTGAACAGCCAGCCAGCGCTGTAGCGTTGATACTGACCAAATATGACTTATTACCGCGTCCTGCAACCGTGGGCCTAAAGTTTCGTGTTATTCGCTATATTCCCTTTGGTTTCGGTCAATACTATCAAAACTTTGAACATGCCGGGTTTTGGGATGGCGGCGAACTGATTAATTACGGATGGCGCATTAACTTATTTTTTGACAATGATAGCGGCGTACTGCACGGGCAAATAGCATCATCTGACAGTACGATAGATTTATCGGGTATTGACGTCACGCTGTACTACACAAAATCAACGGGTGAGACATTTACACGTGAAGTCACGACGACTGCTGACGGGTTATTTACGGACCTTGTAAGTCGATCAGGGGCTTACTCTGTCATTGCAAAGACACAGATATTTACGCCAACTTGCACAGTAGATAATGTTGAATCAAGAAGCTACACGTTCACGTACTTAATTAGCGGTGCTGATGTGATGCTTAAGATTTACAACCCTGAAGCGCCGTTATTTAAATTAAACGACATCGGGGAGGTAATCACGATTGATTACGGCGATGGTGTAGACAGTGATGATTATCGTGTTGATAGCCAGGGATTGGTTTATGCAACTCGCGCGTTGACTGCGGGGGTTACGTATAGAATAACCATAAAGCGTAGTAATAGCTGCATGTTTTATCATTCATCACTGGCGTTTGAAAATAAAGTAATAGAAGTCATTAGCGTGTCTGGCAGCAGGCAGAGCATGGTTAACTCATTTACAGCTTGCACTGAGTTACAAGTAATACAGGCTGGGGCATTCGATTATTTGCCAAATGTCACTACGTTTAGTTTTGCGTTTAATGACTGCTTATCGCTGCAATTGATACCTGATAATTTATTTAAATATTGTACGCGCGTTGTTAATTTCAGCTATGTATTCTTATCTTGCGGGAGTTTGCAATATATACCTACAGGATTGTTTGACTACAACCCATTAGTGACAACATTTCAGTTTGCATTTAGATTATGTACATCTCTTAAAGAAATTCCGGCGGGTTTGTTTGATAACAATACGTTCGTTACATCATTTAAAATCGCGTTCGGAAATTGCTCAAAAATATTAACTGCGCCAACTGGGTTATTCGATAACGCACCGAATGCGACAATTTTTGAAAACGTATTTGTAGATTGCTCGCTTATGACTTCTGATATCAATGATATCTTCCCGCTTGCTGAATATAACGCAATTAAGGATTTGTGGTGGGCGTTTAACAATTGCCGGTTATTGCGCGGTAGTGCGCTTACGTTTATAGATAAAGTGCCGAATGTAACAATCAAGACAAAGGCATTTACGAATGCGTCTAGTTTGTCAGATTACAATCAAATACCCGCAGCATGGAGGTAATAAATGGTATCGCTGGCAGTGATAAAAGAAAGGATAGATTACCAACAGACTGATGAGAATTTTATAAATTATCTCAAAATATTAAATATGAATGGTGTGATTGTTTTTAGCGAAAATGACATATCAAAAAAGAGGGGGAAACTTTTCGCATCAAAGTATTTATACAATCAAATAATTTCAGTGTACGGCAATGAAACTCCGGAAAAGGAAATAAAAATTGGATAACAGATTTTTTAAAGTGCCGTTCGCGTCAAACGGTGACACGCAAACAATTCAAGACGAAACAGATAACGAGGGGTTTGTTAGTTTTAATGAGGGCTGGGGCGGGGACTACGAGCGTGACTTGAGGACAGACACCCGCGCCAAGCCGGTTGGCCGTAAAGAAATGAATTACGTATTAAATGCGATAACACGAAATATTCGGCAGTATCAAACTACGGGCTTTCCTGAGTTTATTACAGCGGCAGATAATAACGGGGTGGCGTTCGCGTACGGTACCGGCGTTGTTGTCATGTACAACAATACTCTCTATCTGTCACTTGTATCGAACAATGTAAGCGTGCCCGGATCTGATGAAAGTACATGGCAGGTATATATTCAGCGCGAAGCAACGGAAGGGGAAACCCTCGCGGGGGTGAGTGCGATTAGTGCGATCACGCCGCGACGATTAAAATTAAAAACGGATATCATTGAAAATAGTATTACTGATATTAGCAGTTCATTAAGCCGTGTCGGTAATCTGCAAGTTGCACAAGTCTATTTAGAGTCGTCTGGAGTTGTCACTTTAACTGTTCCGACTGACTGTGTGCAAATATTGCTCATTGGTCGCTACGTTACTGACGGCGTAGAAAGCCGGGATCGCTGGGATAGTACTATCTATGCGAATGGAGAGCTTGTTGATACGACGTCATTCTACGGGTTTGTGACTGGCGGCAGTGGCCACGGACACCACCGGCGGGAATTTCTACCTTTTAGTAAATTAATTGATATGCAAGTACTGGCAGGAGACCCAATTAATTTTCAATACACAAGCAATCGCAACAGTAATACAACATTCACAGTTTTCTACATTCAGGGCGTGAGTACTGAAGAGCCTGATCAGCCATCAACTATCATCATTTCGCCGCTTAACAGCGTAATCAATGCAGGGACTAGCCAGCAACTGATCGCGATGGTCCTGCCATCAAGTGCCGCAGCTGAATACCCTGTCACGTGGCAAGTATCCGACCCGGCGCTGGGAACTATTGACAGCAACGGCAGGTATTCCGCAAATGTTGGCGCTAGCGGCACACAAAGCGTTATAGCTAGCGTTTCCACGGGACTGGCGTCCACAGCGATAATAACGCAACACATTTTTCTGACCGGAATTGAAATTGGTGATGCTCCTGCAGACTTAGTTGCCGGGAATACTTACACCGTACCTGTTACGTATACACCGTCAAATTACACCGAGGCGATACTCACATCATCATCAGACTCAACGAGTGCGACATTATCAGCCCTCGGAACGCTATCAATCAGTAACGCAGGCTCGACAACGTTATCATTGGCGGGCGCAAATTCTGGTATCACAAAGTCAATAACGATTGTTGCTGTAGATAAAGAAACGCCGGATGTGTTTCTTAAAATTGAAAATAACTTATCTGACGTGTCGAGCATATCCGAGGCCCGAGAAAATCTTGAACTGGGCGAGCTGGCAACCAAGGATTCGCTAACAGCGGGCGATGTAGGAGCTGTTCATATTGCTGATGTAGCGATAGTTGCAGAGTTGGATTTAAACAGCATGACGGGGCCGGGGGAGTACTTTCAAAACATATCGAGCAACGCTCTACTGAGTTTACATTATCCGGTTAACGTGGCGGGGGCTTTTAAAGTCTATCGTACCGGCGTGGATGCTGGCGGATGCCGCCAGGTGTACATGCCATATAACTCAACATCAGAGTATCGACGCTACGCGTACGGGGATCCGCTAGTGTTCTCTGCATGGATTGAGAAATAAAAAACCGGGCTTAATGGCCCGGCATATCCATTTTGGGACAAACTGTAGTGTGGTTCCGTTTAGTATCTAGTTGTTTATTCGCTATTTTAGATATTAATTAAACAATGGAATTGTATAAATAATGAAACTTAAGTTTTTTAAACTTCTTCCTGTTTTCTTACTCACGTCGTGTGTGATACATCCACCGCAAGCGCCTGCGCCAAGAGACGGATTATCAGTGAGTGCAACTACAGAACAGAGTGTTGCAACGATTGATAACTGCCTGGTTGGCTGTCCAGCCGGTGGTGGTGACCAAACACTGACCCGTAATGTATATACCTTGAACAATAACCGAGATACAAAATTCGCAAATTGGGTTGCATACAAAGTTACAAAAGATAGCCAAGGTAGCGGACGTGCGCGAAACTGGGCGCGAGACCCCGATTTACAAGCATCAGACACTCTTGCCCCATCAGCGTATAGCCAAGCAAGTGGGCAATTAGCCGTCGATCGCGGTCACCAGGCACCGTTAAGCTCACTTGCCGGACATAGTGACTGGAGAGCGCTTAATTACTTGTCGAATATCACCCCGCAAAAGTCGGCACTGAATCAAGGTGCGTGGGCGAGGCTTGAAGATAAAGAGCGTGCATTGGCAAATCGGCCAGAAGTGAGCGCAGTTTATACAGTTACAGGCCCACTTTTTGAGCGCGATATAGCGACACTGCCCGCCGCACCAACGGTTCAAATCCCAAGCGGTTATTGGAAGATAATCTTTATTGGAACAAGTCCTGTATCCGGACAATATGCTGCCTTTCTCATGAATCAGGATATCGCTAGGTCGGCTAAATTCTGTGATTATCAAGTTACAGTAGATGCAATCGAAGAAAAAACAAATCTGAACATCTGGTCAGCATTGCCCGTCGAATTAGCAAAAAATATCAAGTCACAGAAAGGTACGCTGGCTAAAGAAATGGGATGTGAATAACATGGATAATGAGAAAGGATTTTTCGAACAGGCGCACCCACACATAGCACAAGTGATCGGAATTGCTGTGATAGACCTACTAGCGAACGAAGCTGAGGTATCTAGGGAATCGATAGCGGAAATGATAAGGCTACTGTATCAAGGAAAGGATGTTGATTTAGCGGTAGATCTGGCTATTGATATTTTAAGGTTGCCGCAGAAAGGCTGATTACAGACACAAATACTGGGAATTTATTAGGGAGTGGCCGGTAGGTAACCGGCCTGATTGAGGGGTTACGGCTGAAACCAATCATCAGCGC